GATGATCGTCTCAGGTTATGTTGGCCTGAAGATTATATAGTTTGATTATGGTTTTTTGCGCTTAGCAAGCGCTAATATGCTAAACTAGTTTAGTTTATGGAATCTGTATTTTATGATTCCGAAAAGTTTTATTAAGATGATAAGTACACTGATCAGGTACTAATTATCGCACTTAATTTAGTATGGCCACTAAATTATTTTATTTCCCGCCAATTTTTTCTGCGGGATTCCGCAGTTTTTTACAATTGCGGGTTTTGGGGCTCTGGTCCCTTCTTTTTAAATGTTATTATATTATATAGATATTTAAAATTTGTTAGTTTACAAGGTAATAAGAGAGTGGAAAATGAGAACGCCACGAGTTACTGTTAATGATTTCAATCGATACCCTAAAAGTATTTTGTGTAGACCGAACTACGCGATATGTCATTATGTGAGCTTGTTGAATGAAACAAGACACGACAGACTGCCGTACAGTAGCAATCATACAAATTTATACTTTAAGTTTTGAATAATTGACATAAACAGATTTGACAATCTGGACGCCACCTTAGCTACATCATAATTTAAAATTACTGGAATTATATGTTATTTTAAAAAGATAAAGATTCGATTAGGTTTCCGAATTAGAAAGTGTACCTAAAAAACAAAAACCAACATGAACACACCCACCACGGAGCGAAACCGTCATAAGGATTCTCGGGGATTAAATTCCCTTCATGTTATTGCGAGAGCTGTCAACTCTCTTTACCCAGAGGAAGAAACCGAAGTTGTAAATGAAAAATTGCAACTACGAAATGATTTCCGTAAAAAGAAGAAGAATAAGAAACTACATGTAAGAAAAACTAAAGTTGTTATTAAGCCACACTCTACATCCATGTATGGCGATTTTGTTACGCGACTTAGTAGTCTTGATATCGATTTTGCAACTGAAGCACTTGAAGGTATTGTAGTTACTTTTATTGCTAGTACTAGGAAATCGAGTTTGCAGAGGGCACTAATTATTGCTGCGAAATTACTTAAGACACACTTAGGTGTGTCTTATAGTGATATTGTATCTAAAATACTTCTGTGTAGTGATATGAACTTTGTTAAAAATATTCTTTCATGGTCCGTAGAAGATCTTGAATTTTATATGAAAGAATTATTGAATAACTGGAAGTTAGCATATAAAAATGAAGCATTTGGGTCTCTTGTAGCCTTAGTAAGCACGTTCTTAGCTATTTTTTATAGCGCTGATAAAAAGTGGACCATTTCATTGGGTTCATTTTCTATGTTTTTATTTGATGCAAAAAATTCCTGTAAAGGTGCCACGAGTTTGGTGGATGCCTTATTGAAGGTGTCCACATATGTAATTGGTGGATTGAAGAAATATTTAACCAATGGATCATATTCTGGATTTTTGTATTCGGACGACCAGTTAGGGGAATTAGATTCAACTGTTTCTACTTTACAGGCTCAATTTAAGTATGTGAAACCTGGAAATTTAGGTAAATTCACAGGCTTGGATGAGAATACGTTTGACCAGGAGCTTCAAAGAGCAATTGGTTCTGGTGAAAAACTAGTCCTTCTTTATGATGGACCTACAAAAAAATTTGTTATGGACAAAGTCAGAATGTTGAGGCAACTCCATTGTGACTTTATTCAGACGAGAGCAGCTGGCGGATTACGAATTGCTCCGTTCGCTTATCTGCTTGCAGGTTCTACGGGGCTTGGAAAGTCCTCAGTTAATGAAATCTTGATGAGATATATTTTATCGAGTAACGGATTTAATCATCAAGATCAATATATTGTAACACTTAATTCACAAGATAAATTTTATTCGACATATAGATCGTACGTCAATGGAGTCATTTTTGATGATTTTGCTAACGTGCGTAATGATTTTGTTGAAGAATCGCCCTGTGATACCCTTTTAAAATTTGTAAATAATATTCCTTTTTATTTGAATATGGCAGAATTGGATTTAAAGGGTAATGTTGTAGCAGAGCCTAAAGTCGTAGGTATTACAACAAATGTCAGTGATATAGATTCTAGCATATATTCAAATCAAGCCTCCTCGATTATGAGGAGGCTTAAGGTACATATCTATGCTAGAGTTAAATCTGAATTTCAGAAGGAGGGTTCTATAGAAATTGATTCTTCTAAAGTTCAAGCTAAATTTGGAGATAATATCCTTGCACCTGATATATGGTTATTTGATGTTTATGTTGTTCGGGTCGTTCCAATAGCACGACCTCCAAAGTTGAATACAAGTGATGTTATTAAACATAGGGATGATAAATGGCATTTAGAATATGTCCAGTGGAACGGACATGATATGAAAGATGCCACAATTAATGAATTGCTCATGTATATTAAAGACGCCACTGCCATCCATTACAAAGAGCAGAATGCTTTGATTGAGCGTAGTAAACTTTTTAATGGTAATATTGTTTGTAAAGAGTGTGGTGGAGGATTTGAATATTGCGTTTGTACGAATGTAGGTGAAGCTGGCGCTTCTGTTCATAAGCTCCAAGATGTTATTGACGAAGTTAATCCTAGATCTGAGCATTTTATTATGGACAGAGGTTCCAAATATCTTTCTCCATGGGATATTTGTGAATGTTCAGATGTACCTCCAATTTTACAGGAAACTGTTCTCCCCCATTCTGGTAATGGTGAGAGCTTTTTCCCTATGTTGTATGATGAGAGACAAAAGGGCATTGAGAATGGATTGAAAGATATGCTTTTTTCTTGGATTGTCGAGGGAAGGTGTAACTTTGATACTATATGTTCTGATTTTATATCGAGTTGTAGTAAAGAGTTGCAATATCTATTGATAGTTTCTCGAAAAGTTGTTGAGAAGTGGATCAAAGCTAATAAACGGTCTATGATAGAGATGTGTTTCCCTGTTGAATTTGAAGGGACAGTTCTTGGAGACTATTATTCTATTGTTGTACGTAAGAGTGAGGTTAAAACAATTGCAATGACTAGTTTTAGTCTTGAATCCGCTATACGCATATTGTTATTTTATTTTACATATCAATTACACCCGGGGTGGGGGTCACTTGATAAAGTTAAATATGTTGTACCTGTCGTTGGAAACTATTTTTTATCTAAAATGGATTTTCCTGTTTTTGTGACAAATATTTATGCGGATTGGAAAACCAGAATCTTTGCTGTTCGAGACGTTATTAGTACATACACTTATTATGAAAGAAATGCTTACATTTTGATCTTTCTTTTAATTTGGTTTTCTAATGATTATTCTCATCAATCCAGTACATTATTACAAATTTTTGCTCTACTATATGTTGTATTTTCTCCTATGTTAGGTTCTTTCAAGTATATGTCAATGTATAGTGCACCAAGAGCTCTTTCTTTACTGTATAAGAAGGAAAAGAAAGAGTGTTTAAACGATTGGTCTAAATTGGCTCCAGCCACATTAACTCTATCTACTTTGTATTGTAGTAAGAACGATATTATTGATTTTTATGTTGAAGCATGTGAGAAGTGGTATTTGCAGCCACAGAGTAGACTGAAGCCAACGAGTGTTGAAGTTGGGAAGAGGGACGCTAAACATAAATTTGATGATGAATGGTTTAAAAATTGTGCGGAACCATTTCTTGATCCTCTCCCAACGTCTACATTGCGTACTCCTGCTGAGGTTCGTAATGCAGTAGGAGATAATGTGTGGTCTATTTGCAATTTGACCAGTGATTCAAAGTCAAATTGCTTTGTAGTGTGTAGTGGATGCATCCTTATCCCATACCATTATGTTCCTAAAGTGTCTTGTACTTTCAGATTTACGCGTCATAATCGAGGAAACAAAGGAAATCAATCTTTTGATGCTTTAATAGAACCTGAGCAGTGTGTTAGAGTAAAGAATTATGATCTAGCTATGGTTTGGGTACCTAAGACGAGAGATGTACGCAATCTTATTGATTGTTTCCCAGCTGAATTTCATGAGACTAGTGACAAGAGGAGTGGTAGAATCGCTTCACGAGATTTTAATGGAGACTTAGAGTGGTCCGATATAAGAGAATTGTCCTTCACATCCAAGGCTACCAGTGGTATGGGTTATACCTTTCCTGGCATCTTTTATATTTGGAATGGCGCTAGAGAGGGAAAGTGTCTCTCTCCCGTTATTTCTGACGATAAAAAAGCCAGTATTTCTGGCTTACACATTGGGGGGTCTACCAGGTGTAGAGATGATGGAGGTTATATTGCCTACGGTGTTACTCCTACTCGACAGGATTTGCTTGATACTAAACTTTTATTGGAGAGATTTTCCACTGTCATTCCAATGAGTTCATCTGGTGTTTTTTCTGCTGAATGTATGGGTATTGAAGTGTTACGTAGGGAAATCAAAAAGAAATCTTGTTATCTTCGAATGGAGGAGGATAATTCAGCATATTTTTTAGGCTCTTCATTAAATTGTAATCGTGCTCCTAAGTCTCAAGTGAAAGATACTCCTATAAAATTAAGTGTTAAGAAATTATTTGGTATACAAGACAATTGGGGTCCACCTAAATTTAAGGGTCCTGATGGACATTCTCCCCACGAGCCTTGGGAGATTGGTATGAAAAAATGGATCGTGGATAAACCTGGTTTACCTTTTGGATTGTTGAATAGAGCTAAAATTGAATATACTAATAATTTAACACATATTCTTTTTAGCAAGGGAGATTTTTGGAAGGATGAGATAAGAATTTTGACTTGGGATGAGACAGTTAATGGCATTCCTGGGAAGAGATTTATTGATTCAATGAATTTTAAGAGTTCAATTGGTTTTCCTTTTAAGGGAAGCAAGAAATTGTTTTCCACACATCTTGGCAAAATTGATGGTTGGCAAGATAAAAGAGTTTTAGATACTCAATTTATTGAAGAGGCTGAGAAGATAGAGGCTCTTTATAAAGAGGGTAAGAGGTATTATCCTTGGTTTACCTCAACTTTAAAAGATGAACCAACTCTCGAAACTAAGGATAAAGTTAGAGTCTTTCAAGCCACTTCGACTCCTTTTCAGCTTGTTATGAGAAAATACACTTTAGGGATTTGTAGATTTTTGCAGATGAATCCCTTAGATTCCGAATGTGCCGTCGGAATTGATCCTTGCTCTAGTGAATGGAATGAGATGTATAATCATTTGAAACAGGCTCAAACGCCACTTTATGATAGGTGGTTCGCTATTGATTATAAAGCTTATGATACATCTATTCCAAGTCAAATGATTATGGCAATTGGTCGTATCTTTATTGATATAGCAAAAATAGTTGGATATACTGAGGAGGAAATTACAGTTCTTAATTCCATTTTTTCTGAATTATCCTTTTCTATTGTAGACTTTAATGGGGATGTGCTAATGCTCGATGGAGCTAATCCATCTGGCAATTCTCTTACTGTTTTTATTAATAGTTTGTGCAATAGTCTATTGATGAGAATTTATTTCTATTATTTATATCCAAGACGTAAGTTTGTTAATAATGTCAAAATGATGAGTTATGGAGATGATTTAATTGCAGCTGTTGGCTCCTTGGCTGGAAATTATACTATGAAAGGTTATGCTAAATACCTGGCACAATTTGGTTTCGTAGTGACTCCAGCACAAAAGGATGAGGAACTGAAATGTTTCTCAAAATTGCGTGAAATAGATTTTTTGAAGAGGAAATTTGTTTGGAGTGCGGATTATGGTGCCATGATTGCGCCCCTAGAAGAGAGTTCTATTTACAAAAGGCTCTGTAATTATATGGCAAGTGAAACATCTGTCGAAGTGATTGTTGGAGCTAATGTAGATGGAGCTCTTGATGAGTGGGCTTTTTATGGCAAGACGGTTTATCTTGATCGGCAGAAGAAATTGATTAAGATTGTGGAAGAATTTGAGTTGCATAGATTTGTTCATAGGCTGTATATGACATATGAGCAACGCGTCTTCATGTGGAGACAAAATAACGCTGACCCAGCAGTAATGGGTAAAGGTCAAAGTATGGATACCGATCGGTCGAATTGTGATAGCGACTGGTTAGGCTTCTTTGGCTGGGGTAATATTATTTCCAAA